GTTCGAGTATAAAGGAATAAGGATACCAGACGAAAACCATATAGCGATTGGATTCTCCCTGTACATGGGGAAGAAATGCTTTGCTCCTGGTAATCCTCTTTGCCCTCCGAGGCTTTCCGTTTATCTCACCCGTATGTCGACTCCTCCGAATCACCCCTTGCCCCGATCTTTCGAAATTTTCTTTCGACGCCTTTTCCGTTATCTCTGCCACCGACCGAAAGATTTTTCCTGGGATACTCAACCCCCACTAACCTCAGGAAAATCTTGCATAGAGTTGGGCTCATTAGAAGGAGGAAAGAGGGCTTACCACTACCAGAAGGATGACGGTCTGTTTCCCGATGTCGATGCCACAATAGCCAAGCATATTTATACTGGCGGCAAAGATAGAGATGTGACTATCGCCTCGGCTGGATGTGACAAGTTTCACTCCTACAACATGAGGATGGGCGGACGTGTGCGCAAATTTAAATCTTCTATCTTTGGAAGAGAAATTGAAGAGTGGATCAAGGACTTGATACCTCATGTAAAGACACTAAACCAAGTTGCCTTTATTAGCGGTGATCTCGCCTCTGCTACTGACCTTCTCCACAACTATATAATGAAACTGGCCTGCGATGAACTTGTCGAGCAGGATTCATTATCCAAAGAAGATGAACTTAGACTACGCGGATACTCCTATCGTGCGAGATATTATCGAAGAAAAAATGGAGAAGTCAAGATGATTATGCAATGTACTTGCTCAGAGCGTGCCTCGGGACCCAAAGTGCGCAGTGTTGGAGGCATTGAAACTGCCACCTCTGAGTTAATAATTGACTGTAAACGATGCCACGGTCGCCCTATCCATCAACAAGGCGGCTTCAATATGGGATCGGATATATCATTTCCAGTGTTATGCGCTACAACCCTTGCTATTATAATGAATACTCATGGTGACCTCGAACATGCTACGCGAATCGTCGATCAGCGTAAGTTCGTTGAGTACGTAGCAAGTTGGTGCAAAGGTGGCTTTAATGGTGATGATTCAGTCATTGTTGCAGATCCTACTCCAGTTTTTGGAATCGATTCTCCGGAAGAAAGGTGGAAGAAGTCCGTTGACGCAGTTAACGGGGTGGCTGAAATGTCAAAATCTCCTCTTAGTAGTGAATATTTAACAGTCAATAGTGCTCTGTTCAGATGGGATGGGCACACAATTAGTAGAGTACTGACGATTCATCCTGGCAAACTCCTCTCTGTATTAGGAGGAGGAGCTAAGGCACCAGATCGTCATTGGAAGGAGCTACTATTGTGTCCGCCAATGCTGTCATCACGACTGTCTATAGATCTTGCTATGAGGAATTGGCTACCCACTCAGCTCGGCGGAACGGGTATTCAACTCGAAAAAAAATTAAAAAAAGACGTTATGGTTCAACAAATGCTCTATGCAGTGGAATCTCGTCCTACACCTCTCTTAGAACAAACGAACTACTTCAATTTTGGGGCTGAGATGGAACGATCTCCGACCACTAAGGTACCTGGTTATATCTCCGTTGATCGGAGATGCTGGGAGGCCCATGTCGCTGAGCGATATAGGAATCGAGCCTCTATTTATTGGTCCCAAGACCCTGTTGAAGTTTCAGTTACGGATGAGAAGTTGGATAAGATCGTTACTGCTTCCGAATTTCCCGAGGTCCAAACCGCGTGTGAAGAGATATTAGAGATATATAGGGAGGCAGAAAAGAAAGGTCGACTGATATTGAAGGATGTTTCCGTCCCGTTGACCATGCCCTTCACGAAAATCTCCGTCCCAAAGATCCCAGGTTTCTCTCTTCATCGAACACGCTGCCTTACGGAAGAGGAAGTGTCTGCTAAGCTGATCATAAAGTCGCCAAAAAAAGAGGAAGATTTCTCAGACGTCCATTTAAACGTATGGAATGCGGAGGAATCTGTCAGAATGGCTAGTGA